GTGTAGTGCTTTTGGATTTACCCTTGCATTTGAATCAATGTAGTCTTCTAAAAGTTCTTTGGTTAGGGCTCCCACATTGTTTAAAAATTTAACTTTTCCTGTCTGAACGCCCTCTAAAAATCCAACTGAATAGTTAATGATATTTTTCATATCTTTTCTAAACATGGCATCGTTCATAATAACTTTCATTATAGATCACTTGCCTGGTTCTCTGAGCGTCTTAGGACAATTCTGTAATACTCAATATTACCAAAAGGTCCAACTATTGCTTCGTTAGTTCCAATTTCATAAATTGTTGATCTTCCATCTCTCTGCCCAGAGGTTTCTAGATAGACAGACTCTTCTGTTGCTGTTCTTATGTTTGTTATCAAAACATTAGTTACTGAGTTTCTCGCATTGCTTGAGCTTACTCTAGGGTCTGTTTTTGTTCTTCCAACTAAAATATTTTCTTTTGTTATATTGACATTTGGAGTTACTTCTTCTTTACCTGAACTGCCTGAAGGGGCAAAGTTACAGGCTACAGATCTATCAAGAATCCATTGCTTTTTTACATTGCCATATGCACCCTGTTCAACGACAGGATAGTATATGTCTGCAAGCATTGGGTAGATAAAGTCTGTTGTTTCGCATTGCATCAAATTAAACCTATTTTAGTTATATTCTTCTTGTACTTTTCAAGGATTTTATCAACAATCATATTACCAGTACCGTCAAACATCATCTTATCAAACTGAATCTTAAATTGATCAGTGTTGTATGATGTCACATATCTCTTGTAATAATCTAGTTTTCCGCACTTTAAATCATCAATCAATAGCTTGGTTGCATACTCAATATCTGCTGGTACAGCTTTATATCCTATATCAAGAACTAGTGCGTAGTCGTATCCATTTGGAAAGGCTACTCCAGCATAGCCATAAAAAGCTAGGTTTCCAGGAGAAACTGGAAGCGTGATAGGTTTAGCTTCTGCACGGTTATATCTATCTACCTCAACTCTTTGTATGGCTGAATTGTCAAGGGTAACCTTATAATCATAATCTCCCACCGTTGCATCAGCAACATCATAGACTAGTTCGTTGTTTTCATAAACCTTTAAGACTTTATTTAAATTTTCCCAGATTGGGAAGTAGTCTGATCCTAGGCCAGAGGCCTGTACAATATGTTTTTCATTATAAAAACCATCAACTACCTGAGAATCAATAATTGATCTTGAAACAAGCTCAAGCATCTTGTATTCTGCAATTTCTGATGCTGTTGTTCCAAGTGTAGATGGGTTTACATATGGTCTAATTATGTCTAAATTTTCTTCATAGATTACACGTACTCGCGCTGTATCATAAAACTTAATAAAAAATTTTCTATCATACTCAAGGTTGGCTAGTGGAATTGAATACGTAACTACTCCTTGTGCATTAGAAACAAGCGTACTCTCTTCTACAGAGTGATCAATAAGGTCCTCAACAGAAACCTTATAGCTATAGTTTGCTGTTGGCAAAGTCCAAGTGGCTACAATTGGATATGGTGGTATTCTTAAGATTTCCATTATTTACCGTAAGCTCTCTTCACTTCTTCTGGAGTAGCCGTACGTACGGACTTGTTTGTTATCCATTTATCAGCATCCTCCTTAGTGACTATGTTATACCCCTCAGTCAGAGCCCCAACGCCAATCCAGCTAAGGTTGCGTACTGAATATATGGCAACCTTTTCTTTTGATGCTTCTGGCTCAACAACTGTGTTATTTACTTCTTTTGGTACAAAGCTAAATATTACTTCTAGGATATCGTTTTTTGTACTTACCCCAAATAGGTCAATATTATTCTTCTTTGCGTATGATCTTAATTCAAAGACAGTTTTCTTTGTTAATTCTTGTACTAATGACATGATTGACCTCCACTGCTATTATATCAGAATATGACAAAGGAGGGCAGATTTCTCTACCCTCCTCGTCGTATAATCAGAGATTATGAATCTGATGCTGCGTCTGCGTAAGCAACTGCATCAAGCTCTTCCCATTGAAGACCGAAACGAACGAATACTGTGTATTCAATTGTATCTTTCTTTGGCTGGTATGTACGGTTTACAGTGATATCTCTCTGGAATCCCCATACACGGTTTGAAGGGAATGTAAGATCTACATAACCTGCAGGGTAGTAAGGAACTTCCTGAACATCAACACCGAGAACACGTGTTGTACGTGCTCCACCGAATGTCTGTGCTGCGCCATCAAGGTATGCCTGACGGTTTGCAGGTGTACCTGCTGGGCGGTTAGCAAATGCTTCTGCTACTGCGTCTGCAAGTGTACCGTTGTTCTTGATGATTCCTTGGAATGCATCTGTACCTGCGTAGAACTTTAGGTTAGACTTGATTGCACGGTACTTACGTGGCATTGCAAGAATAATATTCTGCATTACATCTGTTGTCCATGCGTTGTTTGCTACGGTTACGATTGACTCGTTTGCACCTGAACCAGATGCCTTAACCTTTGAAACGAAACCTTGCATGATTGAAAGGAAATCGCCTGTTGAACCGTCGCCGTTAATGGCTAGGTCTTCAATGTCGTTAGCAAATGCATTTGTCATCAAGCGAACTAGATGATCTTCCAATGCTCCGCCTTCAATATTATCTTCAAGTGCTTCTGTTGAAACTTCCCAGTCTAGACGAATCTTCTTGGTTGTAAGTTCAACCTTAGAGAATGTTGCACCTGCATTTGAAAATGTAGGTTGTGCCTGTGCTGCTGCACGGATGACACGCTCTCCAACGTTAACCTTTTCAAGTTCCATTGTATTTGCACGCATTGTAACTCTACGGCCATCTTGAGCTAGTACAGTTGCATCCCATACGTAATCAATGAAGCGACGAGCTTGCTCTGGTAGTAGAATACCGCCTGGAGTTCCAGATGGGTTTACTGCGTTTGGTCCAGAAAAATCTCCAAAGTTTGCAGTTGCAATGTTACCCATTACATCTGTTGGAGAAAGATTTCCAGCTGGTCCTCGTGCTACTGCACCTCCGATTCCACCTGATACGGCAACGCCGTCACCAGTTGGGTGAGAAAAAGACTTCTGAAGATCTGTGTTTGTTGTTTCTGACATATTGTTCACCTCCTAGTGATTTTGTTTTAGTTAAATAGGTCGGAATTTTTGAGGAAACGTCCGCCCCATAGGGATTTCTGAATCACGCTAGGTGATTCCTGTACAATCTCGCCGAGATCGCCAGACTTGCGGAAAGCGGTATCTGCAACTACGGCATCTACGGTCTTTCCAAATTCATTAAAGCTTCCCTTAACTTCCTTAACTTCCTCTGTTACGGATTCAAGAGACTTTGTAATTGCATCAACATTGGCTTGCATAGCCTTTACTGTTGCTGCAAGATCGCTCAAGGCATTAGTTACAGAGTTCTGAATTTCAGAAACTGCTTTGGCAACTTCTGCTGTTGCTGACGCAACCTCAATAATTGCTTCATCAGCTTTCTCTGTTACTTCTTCAATAGAAGGAGCACTACCCTCTTCAACAACTGCATCTGACTTTTCTGCTACAACTTCTTCTGTAACTTCTAGTGACTTTGCAACTGCCTCTGCTGGAGCCTCTGGAGCAACCTCAACTTCATTAACTTCTGGAGTTGCTTCTGCAACTACTTCTGTATTTTCTGTCATAGGATTATCCTCCTTTGCTATCTTAATTGTTCTAATGCCTTTTGCACTATCAACTAAGAACTTTATCATTGTGGTTTTTTCTGAATCATTCTTTTCAACAAATCCAATGTTTTTCATTTCTTCACCAGATACTGGGCTTACTTCTGTTTCGTTCTCAGAAATAGTAACAATGCCAGACTCTGAATCCCAGAATACATTTTCAACAATTGTGTTTGCTGATGATCCTGTGATTGTATCTACACCGTCAACTTTTTCAACTGACATAATATTTGCGAACTGATTAGCAGGGGAATCAACAAGACTCAACTCTATCAAATCATATTCTTTAATAATTCTAATTGGCTTATCTGCCTTTTCGTCATAACCATCGTCCCACTTATTCATTCGTCCCCCAATAGAAAAACCAGTATAAGTTCCATCTAGAACCTTTTCCCAGGCATCTTGTGCACCCTTTGAAATATAAGCTGAAACAAATACGCCCTTGTAGAACTTCTTTGTTTCTGGATCAAAATACTTTTCTTCTTTAAATGAAACCATCTTACCAATTGCAGATGGCTGGTGCATCTCTCTGATATTTCCACGGAACTTAGCAAAAGCATCCATAGAAGCTTCAGTGGTTACGATGTCGTCTTGCTTATCTAGGTTATCCAAAGATGCAAAACCAGAGACAATTCTACGTCCTTCATCAACCTTTGTGAGAGGCATAGATAGACGAACGTGGTCGCCAGTGGTTGTCCAATGTGCTTTATTTATATTCATGACGATTCTATTATACCAAACCTTTTTATGCTTTTCTCAATTATTGAGACGCTCTGCCTTCACCCTGTGGATTGCGTCCTGTTGTAGTTGCAGTACCATCAGATTGGCTATTGGTTCTTTCTGAATCTCTTTGTCTGTTCCCCGCAAGATTTGCAGCAGCATCTGTTGCTTGTCTTGGAGACATGATAAATGGAGTATCTCCATCTGGATGTTGAGGAAGTCCAATTGCTTCACGAGCCTCATTTGGCATCATTACCTGAGTCTTAACATAACGCTCAAGGATCTGTGACTGAGTAATTTCATCTGTGAGTGTAAGCTCATTGAATCTTAACTCAAGAATGTCTGTCTTTTCCTTGATGATTTTGCTAATAACCTTATTTAGATGACCCTGTGCAGGACGTGAAACTTGTTCCTTGAATGTACGATCTTGTGCAATAGAGGCTGCAATAGCTGCTGAATCTGTACCGCCAAGTTTAGAAATTGGGACCTGATGAGCAACAAGAATATCGTCACGATTTTGCTTGCGGTACTCTTTGAATGAACCATCTTGAATACCATTCTCAATTGGTTCCATCTTAAACTCAACCTTGTTTTGATCTGTATCTCCAGGAAGTGGGATGTAAAGAGTTCTGTGTGACTGAGCCTTGAGGCCTGTCTGCAAGAAGCGGAACATCTTATCTTCTGCTTCGTTAGAAAGCTTTGCTCCCTTTAAGGTTACGACATAACGTGGAACAGCCTTGTTCTCAAAGTAGTCAATGTTGTACTGTGATGCAAGCTGATCTCCAACTAAAGATGGAAGTGCTGCAACAATATCTGGAAGTCCATAATATGTATTTAATGGAGAGTATTCCTTGATGTGAATAATCTCATTTGGACGTGGATCTGCTGTTACTGGGTTTGTATTCTTTGCTCCAAAGTTTCTGAAATAAACAACCTTTTGTCCAATGATCTGCATGTAGCCATCTAGCAAACGGCGGATACGAATGGTAGCTGAAGGAATATGTCCAATATAACCAATCTCTCCATTTACAGTACGACCTACTTCAATGTATCCATTTCCAGTAGACTCAATATCTGTGTAAACCTTTTCCATTGTCTTTGTAAATGAATCATCATCATTTAGACCTTCAAGCCAGTCACGCATTTCAAGTTTCATTCTTTCAATACGCTTACGTGCTTTATCTGTAGCGCCTTGTTCTTTACCCTCAAATGAAAGCATTGTGCGGTCTGTTACTTCAAAGGAATATCCAAGTCCAACAATGTTTGCAACCTTTGCATCAATAGCAGCATGGTTAGCAAATGAAGTGTCATAGAAGTTTGCAAGTTCGTATAGGTTGTATGGAGGTGTAATTACATCAAATAGTCCATAACCATTTCTGTATACCGTTCCAGGATTGATCTGCTTTGATGAAGCATCAACACCTGTTGGAGTTGCGTTAGCTGAGTCAAGATATGCCTGGCTATTTACATCTACGCTAGATATTTGTCCAGATGAATACTCTGCCTTGCCAATATTTCTTGTTGTTCTACGACGAAAGTTTTGATCTAGTCCAGAGTAATCTTTTAAAGAATCCCATGTTTTGTTAAAAGGATCTTGTTCTTTAAAAACATCAGCCTTTTCATCCTGAGTATTTAAACTTGCAGAAATGTATGTGTAATCAATATCTTCACTCATCAAAAGCCTCTCTTCCAGCAACCTTCAGTGTGTCCTGTGCTGCTTTCCATGCTCCAAGGTCATTCATTGAAGGAATCAAACCACTAGACATTCTGTCAGCTTGCTCTGAATGCTCTTCATCAGAAATACGTGTTAATCCAGGAACGAATACTGCTTCACCATCACCTGGATCACCATAGTGTTTTGCTGCACTTTTAAGTTCCGCAATTTTATTAAAGTCGTTACGCATTGACTCAATGTTTAAAACGTTACCGCTACCGTCAGTAAACCACTTTCCAGTTGACTTCTTGTATACATAAAGCCCCCAGTCATAGTTCTTTTCAATGACCTTTTTACGGACATTTCCTACAATAGGCAGACCAGTCTTTTGATTAATTAATGGATTATTTGCTGTAGTCATAACCACAAGTATACCATAAAAGTGTTAAAGTGAACAGTGCGTTACCATTAATACAGTTTAATCTCACATGCGTCTGTGGAGCAGTAGCTCTCTCCTTCAGCCTCAAGATTTTCTATACCATCATAAATAGCAGACCAATCAATCTTACCAATTGTTCCTACGTATGCGTTGTACTGCTCTCTTGAAATCTCACTATAAGGTTGCTGTGGATAAACCTTGTCTCCCATTGGCAAAAAGGATACAGCCTTTAGCTGACCTTCGTACATGTTCAATGCTGGAGCAACAAACTTCTTCTCAGTCTCCTTGTCAAATGATAGTGTTACAGAAACACCATTATCTGACCAGTATTTTTGAGCAGTTGCTGCTAAACCAATCTTCTCAAATAGGCTAACATGCTTTTCAGAACGCTTGTGTCCTGAAGCAACTGGGAAGTATACTACTTGGGTATTTGCTGATACTAGATCTGCTTCAATCTTATACCCTGCAGCTTTGAAAAGATGTAGCATTGGATCTGTGTTTCCAAAACGAATTGCACGTAGGTAGAACTCTCCACCAGGTCCCCAGTGAACTCCAGGAGTTGCACCAGAAAGAAGTGATACAGATCCTGAAGGCTTAACTGTTGTTACACGAACTGATTCACGAACGCATAGCCACTCTGAGTATTTATGATCGTAGTGACGAATCTTTTCATAGCCTTCGTCCATCCATTCACGGGTTGTTGGAAGACCATATGTGTCTGCAAATGATGCAATACCTGTCAAAGATGTTCCAATACGACGGTTTCTTTGCATGATACCGTTTGTTACTGGCCAATGTGTTGGCATAAGAGTAACAGTCTTTCCATAAAGATACGCAAACTTCAATGTCTTGAGGAAGTCCTCCTTAGACTCATGACGATTCAAGTGCACTTCTACAAGTGTACAAAGTTCGTATGACTCTAATGGCTGCTCCGCACAAGGATTGAATCCCATAATACGGGAATCCTTATAGTCTGGTGCATCTTTTAATCTACCATATTCTCTTGCAACATCCAGCCAAATAAATCCTGGCTCTCCGTTATCAGCAATTAAATCTACATAGTCTTCATACTTTGTTCCAACTGTTGCTGAGATAGAGTTATTTGACATCCATGCCCAACCTGGCTTTTCTGGATCATAGGAGTTACGCTCTGGAAATACTTCTGGATTCTTAAGATTAATAAAGCCATCATCTTCTGCTGTGCCAAGTGCAAGGGTAGCGGAACGACGAACATTGCCTGATACCACACAGGTACCAATAAGGTTAACAATATCTACAATAGCACGGCTATCCAAGAACTCTCCTGCTCTAGAGCCTATTACATTGCGAATGCGTGTATGGAGATCAATAAGTGGTGCTGGACCGCTAGCAACGCCTCCAAAGCCCTTAATAGGGGCTCCTAGAGGACGGATAAGGTCATAGTTGAAAAGCTGAATTGACTGATTCTGGCGTAGGAACGAGTTAATCAACATACGAACTGATTCAACCCAACCTTCACGAGTATCAGGAATTTCATATGTTGCTTCTGGCTCTGTAGGTGCATAGATTGCCATCTTCTTGTCTTGTCCAAGGGTATCAAATCCAACTCCAATACCCAGCATTAATGCATCCATTACCCATGCAAATAATGCACCAGGATCATTACGGTCAAGGTCTCTTGTAGATACCATTGCACAATTTTGAAGGGATGAAGAGTTACGCTTCTCCATAGTCATAGGAGTGCCAAATGCCCAAAGACCACGGCCTGGAGGTGTCCACTTTAATTCAAACATTCTTTGAAAAGCTTCTTGTGCAGACTTCTGTGCCTTGTTATCATTCCATGGTAGACGATTATCTTTAGCATGATTCTTTTGTACTGAGTACATACCCTCAATTACACGGCGACATACTTCATGCCAGCGTTCTTTGGTACCGTCTTCCTTAACACGAGAATATGTGCGAATAAAAGTAATCTCTCCAAGTGAGTTAGACCCTGCATCTGAAAATCCAAATGGTGCTGGAGTGAACTGATACTTGCTTACAAAGTCTTCTGATAGACGAAACGAAAATACGCTTTCTGACATTTTATATACCTTTCAAAGTAAAATTAGATGAGTACTTCTGGTTTTGCGAAGTAGTACCTAAGTATAACACAATTATTTAATGGATTTAAGCGTAAAACAAAAAGGCTATACCTAATGTTAAGGTATAGCACTTTAAGTTTGTTAAAGTAGTATTGTTTTATTTAATTATGAAAGTTCAATGCCGCTGAGATGAAAGTTAACTGTTGCAGCTGATGCTCCACCAGTAATAGTGTTAGTTGCATTAAGAACTTGCTTTAGATCAATGCTTGTAATGCTGTTAGCTGCTACTGCTACCGTTGTTGCAACGGCAGTTCCAGCAATTGCTAGTGTAAATGTTCCAGCTGATGCAGCGGTATTTGTGACAATAATATTTGTCAATACCGTTGTTGTTGATGCTGGTGTTGTATACAGGACTGTTCCTGTTGATGTTGTAGCTGCTCCACGAAAGAGTGCCTTAGTTGTTGTAGCCATTAGTTCCTACCTCCTAGGTATGTTAGTTTTACAAAGCGCCCATCAAGATGAGTGCCAATTCGTCAATCAAACTTCCTGGACCATTTGCAGCAGATAGATTGATATCTCCTGATGCAACTACTGTTCCAGTAAGTGTTGGTGCTGTTAGAGTTAATCCAGCAACTGTTGTTACAGTTGCACCTGAAGCAATTGATGTTGAACCAAGTGTTGGTGCTGAGTAACCTGATACTGTACCCCAAGAAGTTGAAGTTCCATCTGTTGTAAGATACTTTCCTGAGTTACCAGTTTGAGAAGCAACTAGATCAGTTCCATTATACTTTAGTGTCTTGCCTGAAGCAAGATTAATGTGTTCTGATGAAGTCCAAGCATCTGTAGCGTCAACCCAGTTAAATGTCTTATCTGTTGCGCCCTTAAGAGTAATACCGCCACCATCAGCAGTTGTATCTGTAGGTGTTGCTGTATCTCCAAGAACAATGTTCTTATCTTCAACTACAAGGCTAGTTGAGTTAAGGTTTGTTGTTGTTCCATTTACTGTCAAATCTCCAGAAACTGTTAGGTTAACTGCTGTTGCAGTTCCTGTAAGTGCTGGTGAGGCAAGTGGAGCGTATGTTGAAGCTGCAGTTGCTGATGCAAGCTTAAGATCAAGTGCTGTCTGAGTTGCTGTTGAGACTGGTTTGTTGGCATCTGTTGTATTATCTACATTAGATAAATCTGCCAATGCTTTATATGTTGCAAATGTAGTACCAGTAATTACT